GCTCGGGCGGCTTGGCGTTCCGCAGGGCGATGCGCAACTGCTCCCAGCCAGCCTTGCGCGAGCCTGGAGACTTGTCCGCCTTCACCCACTGCACACCCTTGTGCTGCGAGCCGTCCTTCAGCCGCACCGGCCGCGCCATGTCGACCGCGATGCAGTTGCCGTTCTCGGCGTCGAAGATGGATGAGTCGGCGGGCCCAGGGCGGACCCTGGTGCGGATGCCCCAGGCGAGCTCGCGCTCCACGACGCCTCGGGCGATGTCGGTCGCCAGCATGCGCAGGCCCTCGTTGGGCTTGCCGTTCCAGCCGTACCACTCTCCAATTCGGAACAGGTCGCCGCGCACCGTCGCACGCACACGGCCATCGGCGAGGCGCACGTCGCTGCCGTCGCTGACGGCCCACCAGCCCACGCTGAAGGGTCTGGTGCTGCCCCAGTCGAAGCTGCGGTCGCTGCGCCAGGAGGCGGGGATGCGGAACTGCTCGAGGACGTGCACCTTGGGATCCCACACGTCGTCGAGCATGCCGCCGGCCACGATGTCCCAGCTTCCGTCAATCCAGGCCGCGAGCTCGGCGGCGTTGCGCGCCGAGCTCCGCAGCCGCTGGATGTAGTCGGGGTCGGCGCGCAGCAGGATCTTGTTCTCGTGGATGTTGCCGTGGATGGCGACCCTCGTCGGCTCGGGGCGACCATCGTCGTCGAGACTGTCCTTGATCAGCTTGCCTCGAGAGGCTGGCAGCCGGAAGCGGTGCTTGACCCAGTTGTGCCCAGGGCCGTAGGGGTTGGTCGTGCTGCGCACGCGCGCTCGGCGCGCCACCTCGGCGTGGGAGGAGCGGCACGTGGACATCATGCGCTTGTAGCCAGCCGGCGAGGGCCACGTGGTCAGCTCCTCCCATCCGATCCATGGGTAGGCGTGACCGTGGTAATTCCAGTAGTCGTCCTCGCGCTTGAACTGGCGGAACAGCAGCAGCTCGCCACCAGGGAACCGCCAGTGGTGGAACGCCTCGTTGTACTGAGCGCCGGGCCAGATCTGCGGAAGCCATTTCTTCGACTTCGCTATCACGTCCTGCAGCTGGGGGAAGGTCTGGCGGAAGAGGATGCCCTGCCACTCGGCACCGAAGCCTCGGTCCACGTCCTGGCAGAAGTCCATGATGAGAGTGTCGGTCTTGCCGCCGCCGCGCGTGCCCTCGTACAACGCCTCGAAGATCGGCTTGCTCGCCATGAACGCCTCCTGGCTGCCCGCCTGAGGCGCCCAGATGGGCTTGCGCGTCGGAGCCGACAGCTTGCGCTCAAGCATTGTCAGGCTTCTTGGCCGTGTCCGCGCCGTAGCGCGCGGCCCAGTCCTCGGCGCTGCTGGCCTCGGCCGGCGCCACGAGCACGCCACCGATGTCCGGGCGCGAGGCCGTCTCCTTGTCGCGGTAGGCGTGGTCGACCTTGCGCAGCTCCATGGCGAGGAGCTGGATCGGGTAGATCTTCTCCTCGGCCACCACCACGTCCTTGAACTGACCGCCGAGGATCGGCTTTGTGTAGCCCTCGAGGGTCAGCCGCTGGTGGTGCGCCACGATCTTGTCGCGGTACCGGTCGAGGGCCTTGGCCACCGCCGCCTCGAACTCCGGGTCGTTGGCGATGTGGCTGCGCACCAGGTTCATGCAGACGCCGGCTGCGTTCGCGGCGTCGCCCTTGCGGCTGTGCTCGGCGAGCTCTCTCAGGTAGATCTTCTTCTGCTCGTCGTCAAACTTGAGGCGCGACTGCTGCACCTTGACGCGCCAGTTGTCCTGGTCCACCATCGGGTTGGAGCGGCCAGTGCTGCTGGCGCGGCGTCCCGTCTTGGACGGTGGCTTCGGTTTAGGGGCGCGGGCCATCCCTCGTCCTCTGTGCTGCATCGACCGGCCACATGGCCCGCCATCATCATACGCTCATGCGTATGAGAAGAGACGAAGTATGCGGACAGAGAGCCTCGCCGACAAGCCCAGAGTTTGCCGCCGCGAACAATTGGACCGATGCGGACGTAACCAACTGGTTACCGAGGTACCTCCCGCAACCACCGCAGTTGCCACGACCAACTCGACGACTCGAGTGCCCAGGTTGCAAACGGCAAGCAGTCGAGTTGGTTGAGACTGTGGGCCGCAGGACCTTACCTCGACTTACTCTACTCTCTTAACTATAAGAAGAAGAGTATAGGAAACCCAGGCGGAACTCGAGCGGGGTCGAAACCCTAGCAACCTGCAAACCCCTCGAGCGAGTCAAGTAGTCGAGCCGAAACCGACTAACCCCCTGGGCTCAAACGAAACTTGCATACGACGACGACCCGAAGGTCGAGTTTTCACTCGACCTGGTCGAGCGACCCCTAGGCCTTCGCCCTGGTACCTCCGGAACGATCCGGGCGCGCACCGACCCAGCGACCCCGAGCGAACCGTCGACCCTAGAGGCCCCAGGCTGCGAAGATGAGCGGAAGCGCGGCGAACCCGCAGGCAATAGCGATGAGCATCAGGATGTCTTCGAGCGTCATGTCGCTACACCTCCTCTTTCGTCGTGTCGACCACTACACCACCACCTCCCACTTCCCACCCACCAGGACCTCTACCCGTTCGCCCTTGTGCGCCTTGGCCACCGCGAGGCCCGTGGCTGGGTTGGCGGCCCAGAAGAGGAGCTCGGCCTCCCCAACGCGGCAGCGGAAGCGGTGCACGCGCCGAGCGCCGACCATGAAGGTGGACCAGCGGTCCATGTTGGGGAGGCGCCCATCCTCGTTGCGAAGGGTCGCTCGCCGCACGTGGCTGGGGCCGCACTGGGCGTCGGCGACCATGGCCAGGACCCTGGCCCCGTCGAGGCGAGCCATCTCGTCGAGCACCTTCATGGAGCACCCAGTCGACGTGAGAAACTCGAGGTGGTAGTCCACGTGAACCCTCCCTTTCTGGGAGCCGGCGGAACCGGCTCGGTTTCAAACCTGCGTGCACCCCACGCAGAGGGCAATCAGGTCTGAGCAGCAGATTTCTCAGTCCGCGATGGAGCTCCGCTGGTTCACGATGACCGCCAGCCCGTTGGTGGTCCGGACCAGGGCGAAGCTGTAGTTGGAGCCGTAGCCAGCCAGCCCGTTGGCGGTCCGCAGGGCCTCGGCGAAGGCGCCCAGGTTGGCCCGGCACACGAGCATCTGCTCGTCAGTTGCCTCGCCCTCGACTGGGATCACCCACTCCTGGTGGTCGGCGTACGCCTCCTGGGTGTAGCCGAAGTGGACCGCCGCCTTCAGCTTCAGGCGCAGCGGGCAGCCGTCCTTCGGCGTGTAGGGCGTCGGGCCGAGCAGCACGCGCTCGCCCTTGATGGTCGCCGGCCGGCGCCGGTCCTCCTGGGCCTTCGCCACCATCCAGGACAGGTCGTCGGCCTTCGGCTCGAAGCGGCCACGGTAGCCGACCACCACGCCCAGCAGGTAGGCGCGCACCGCCGGGTTGGTCTGGGCGTTGGCAGCCTGGCGCTTGGCCTCCAGGCGCCGCTGCGCCGCGCGCTGGTCCAGCACGGCGCTCACGTCGAACGTCCACTTCGGCTCGGCCTTGAACTCACCCTCACCCCAGGGCTCGCGGCTCAGGCCCAGGCCGTCCACCAGCGCCACCAACTCGGCGTTGGTCTCGTAGCGGCGGGGTAAGCGCGGACGGTCCAGCTTGCCCAGGAGCGCGGTGGGGATCTCCTGGAGGAACGGATAGGCCTCGCTGTTCAGGCCCTGGGCCTCGAAGGCGTCGGCCAGCTGCTCGGCGAGCTCGCGGCTGATCACGCTCGTCCGCAGGTCGAAGGAGTGGGTGCATCTGTAGGTGAAGGTCTCGGACATCTCGGACTTCCCTTTCTCGCCGGTAATGAGCTACCGGTACCAGAACCATTGTCCATCGCGGCGCCAGAAGGCAAGCACTATTCTGCGCCGCCTCCTCGGCTCCGCACGCGTTCGATCAGCTCCAGCAACTCGGACAAGGTCTGGCTGCAGCCGAGGGACGCCGCCCTGGCAGCGTCCCGCTCGTCCAGCAGGGCACGAAGCAGCTTCGCGGTGACCGGCAGCTCGCCATAGTTGACGATGTGCTTCTCAACCGCTTCGCGGGATGTCTCAGCTGCCATATCGAGGACCCTTCTTGGCGTAGCGGAGTTCGCCTCGCAGCTTGGCGTTCTCGGCCCGCAGCCGCTCGATCTCGGCCGGAAGCGCCGGCGCGAACTCTGGGTGGTCCTGCAGCCATCCGACCAACTCGCCGTACAGATGCCACCAGTCGCCCATCTGCGGCACCGCAGGCACCGCACGGATCGCCTCCACCAGATCGGCGAGCGTCGGCACATCGCCCATGAACGGCGAACTGACGCCCGCCTCAATCGTGTCAGGCATCGAAGCCCTCCTTGAACACGGTCTGCATGAAGCGCTTACCCGTGACGGCCTCGGCCTTCATCCCGCAAGCGAAGCAGATCCGCTCGCCGTTCGGGCCGTAGGGTCGCAGCTCTTTGCCCTGCTCGCCGCACAGTTCGCAGGTTCCGAATGGCAGGCGGCGCCGGTCCAGCACGACGGGCCTTTGGTGTCGGTCATCGGCCATGCGTCAAAGCCTTCTGCGCGATATCTACAAGGCGCTGCACCTTGCCTCCCTCGTCAGGCGCGATCAGCGTGCCCTGCCAGGCGATCAGCAGCAGCGCAGCCTCGTATATCTCGAGCAACGCAATCGCCTGGCTGCTGGCGTCCAGCGCACTAACAAGCAGCCTGTCCATATCAACCGGCGGTGGTTTGTGCTCGGCGCTCATGTGGCAGGCTCCTCCCACGCATCCCATTTCCCCCACTGATTGAGCGGAGCCGCGACGATCCAGAACTGCTCTGCCTCGACCTCGGCATCTGGCGGTGGGTTGGCAGCGCGCCACTCTTTCCGCCGCGCGTGATGCTCCAGGTCCTCGGCGACAAACTCCTCCTGGGCCAGCCGCCACGAATGCCGGCGCGGCACCTCGCGCCGCTCGCGCTCACGGTAGGCTTCTCGCAAGACGTGCGCCTCTCGGCTTGCGCGCTCTCTCTGTCCAAGCGCTGCCCTCGCCTGCTGACCATCTGTGAACACCCCGCAGACCCATTCATAGCGATCGGACCATTCGCCCTTGCTCGCCATCACGACGTAGACAGTCTCACTCATTGCCCTACCCCCATCGGAGGAGCCCAGGAGCTGCGCCTCTCCTGGGCCCCCTGACCAACTCAGTTGTCGTTCGCCAGCTCGACACCCTCGAGCCGCCAGCGCCGCCGCTCGATGTTCGTGATGACAAGGCCCTTGGTGCGCAGCCGGCTGACCAGAGCTCGCGCACTGTCCTCCGGAAGGTGCAGTCCAGCGGCCAGATCCTCGACCGAGGCCCCGTTCGCGCGCTTCAGCATCCGAGCTGCCACCTTGTAGTTGTCGTTGAGACCACGCACAACGTCCGTGATCTGCTCGCTCTTCCGCATCCTGTTTGGCATCGTTCACATCCCTTTCTGGTGCGGCCTTGATTGGCCGCAGTGGAAGAATGCGCCGAAGTGCGTCGTCAGCAAAGGGCAAAGCGGGGCGCGCGCGCAGTCGTTACTGGATCAGTTACGAGGGCGAACCAAGAACCGGCTCTTGTGACGGCGCATGGCGACCACGACCACAGCGACCAAGACACCAGCGACCAGCGCCACTACGCCAGCGGCGTAGACACCAGCGGCCAGCGCCGCCCACAGCAGGATCTCGGTCATCGATCCCTCGTCAGGTTGAGTAGTGCGTAGCTGACGCAGCGCGCCTCGTAGCGCGCGTCGCCGAGCGCCACGTGCGCCGGTTCGAACTCCGCGTCCCGAATCGGCGCGACGATCTGCGCCACGTCGAGAAC